AGATGGTGAAGAAGGTGAAATGGAACAAAACCCAAAATTAGTTATTAAAGCTAAAGGTATTATGTTCCCAATCGTGGTACACGAATTAATCAAAGGTTATTATGGTATGTTACAATCATATCATTTACCTGAAGACCCTGAACAATCAGAAAAAATTAAATCAGCAACTGATGTTTTAGAAAATGAAATGTGGGATATCATTGTTGGTAGTTTATTATGGGAAAGAATGTTAAGTTCTTACCCAATGTCAGCATTTGAAGACAATGCTAAAGAAATCCAAAGTGAGTTGTTTGTTGAATATACAAAATTAATTAAACCTGAATTTGAAAAATTGAACAAACTATTACATTCTTACAATGAGTCTGATAGAGCTAAGGCCCAGCAGATTATGGAAAGAATTGCTAATGACATCTTCAGAAAATTACAACAAAGTTCACTAAGTGATACTGAAGAAGGTGATGATGATTTGGATGATATTGACTTGTCTTCTTTAGGGTTCTAATTATCCTTAAAGAAATATGTCAAACATAACAAGAGAACAAGTATTAATAGAATACGCAAAGTGTATGAGGTCTACCCCATACGCTTTAAAAACTTACCTACAAACTTACGATAATACTGTATCAAAATATGTTCCTTTAGAACTGTTTCCTGACCAAATTGGGTTAGTGAACGACTACGAGGAATATAATGAAAATATTGCATTAAAATACAGACAAGCTGGCGTATCTACAGTTACCGCAGCATGGTCATCTAAAAAACTTGTTTTTGCATCTAAAAACAAACCTGAGAAAATTCTAATTATTGCGAACAAATTAGATACTGCAGTAGAATTCGCAAATAAAGTAAGAGGATTTACAGAACAATGGCCTTCTTGGGTTGGAGTAGGATTCTCGTCTGAGAAAAACGCCCAAAGACACTTTAAATTAACAAATGGTTGTGAGGTTAAGGCGGTTGCAACATCTACCGACGCTTTACGTGGTTACACTCCTACAATATTAATATTTGACGAGGCAGCATACATTGAAGCTAACGGTGATTTTTGGGCGGCTTGTATGGCCTCCTTATCTACGGGTGGTAAAGTAATTGTTATTTCAACCCCTAATGGGTACGATGCTATCTATTACGAAATTTATGACCAAGCTTTGAAGAATATGAATGATTTCAAAATTTCAGAAATGGTTTGGTGGAAAGACCCAAGGTATAATAAAGATTTACAGTTATTAAATGTTAAAGATTTAATCCATTATTATTTAAATCGTAATGAATATTCATCAGGAGTTGAAACCGTTGATTATACTGATAGGGAAAAAGAATATGATAAAATTAAAGATTTAATTTCACAAGGATATAAACCAACCTCCTCTTGGTATGAGAAAATGGTAAAGAAATTAAAATACGACAAACGTAAAATTAATCAGGAATTGGAATGTGCCTTTTTAGGTTCAGGTGATAACGTATTTGATTCAAATATTACTGAAAACATTAGAGTTAATATGGTTAAAAATCCTGAAACAAAAATGATTGGTGGTTCATTGTGGATTTGGAAAGAACCGGAAGTTGGTCATAAATACATTATGGGAATTGACGTATCAAGAGGTGATAGTGAAGACTTTTCAACGTTCCAAGTTATTGATTTTGATACAAGAGAACAAGTTGCTGAATATATTGGTAAAATTCCACCTGATGTATTGGCAGAATTAGCTTATAAATGGGCTATGATGTATTCAACATTTATTGTTGTGGATATCACGGGTGGTATGGGAGTTACTACATCTCGTAAATTACAAGAATTAGGTTATAGAGATTTATATGTTGAAGGTGGTGATTTAACTAACAAATGGAAGTGGGACCCAAAGTCTTTAGATAGAATTCCCGGACTTAACTTTAACAATAAAAGGGTTCAAATTATTGCAACCTTTGAAGAATACTTAAGACACGGTTTTATTATTAGGTCAAGTAGATTATTAAACGAAATGAATACTTTTGTTTACGTTAACGGAAGACCTGACCACCAAAAAGGACAACACGATGACTTAATTATGTCATTGGCAATGGCCATATATGTTGGTGAAACATCATTTGCGTCTTTGACAAGAGTTTCAGAACAGGCCAAAGTAATGATTGAATCTTGGCAAGTTAATAGTAACCAACCTGTATTGAGGTCACAATTTATAGACCCAATGACTGACAATAGAAGTCAAAAAAAGGTTAATGAACCAACAAAAACTGATTATCAAAACTATTCTTGGTTATTTGGAGGAATGAGATAATTATTAATATGGGATTAGATAGTTTACCTAATAGCGGAAATAGATTTACAGGGTCAAGAATGATTGTTCCTGGTTTGGGATTGTCCACATATAAAGTACAAAAAAATGATAAAATTGTAATTAAACCTTTAATTACACCTAGTACTGGCTCTACCTCAAATTAATTTATTCTCAAATTAACATTTAATATTCCTACTTAAGTATTTATATTTTAGTATGGCAGAACAAAATTTTACAGTTTGGCAAAGATTAACACAGGCCTTTGGTCCAAACTCTCTTTTAAATCAAGACTACCCAAGTGTAAAGTTTGATAAACAAGAGTTATTAAAGACAACCTCAAAACGAGAATACGAACAAAAATTATTACAATCTCAACAGACATTTTATTTGTCTAACCAATGGGCGAAGATTGAAAATAATTTATACACTCAAGCGATTTATTATGAACCAACAAGACTTTCAGCCTTTTATGACTATGAGTCTATGGAATTCACTCCTGAAATTTCGGCAGCGTTAGACATATATGCCGAAGAATCAACAACAATTGACCAAAATGGTCATATGTTACAAATTTATTCTGAATCACATAGAATTAAATCAATCGTTGCTGATTTGTTTAACAATGTATTAGACCTTAACACTAACTTACCTATGTGGGTAAGGAATACTTGTAAGTATGGTGATAATTTTGTTTATTTAAAATTGGACCCTGAAAAAGGTGTTATTGGATGTATGCAATTACCAGTTGTTGAAATTGAACGATTGGAGAGAGGTATGATGACTAAAAATACTTCAGCCGATACTGACCCAACCAAGAAACATATGAAATTCACTTGGAAACACAAGGATATGGAATTCAATACTTGGGAGGTTGCTCACTTTAGATTATTAGGTGACGACAGGAGATTACCTTATGGTACATCTATGTTGGAAAAAGCTCGTCGTATTTGGAAGCAATTATTATTATCAGAAGATGCGATGTTAATCTACAGAACCTCAAGAGCACCTGAAAGACGTGTATTTAAAGTGTTTGTGGGTAATATGGACGATAAAGATGTTGAATCGTATGTCCAAAGAGTTGCCAATAAATTTAAAAGAGACCAAGTTGTTGACCATAAAACAGGTAACGTTGATATGAGATTTAATCAAATGGCTGTTGACCAAGATTATTTCATTCCTGTACGTGACCCGGCTCAAGCATCACCAATTGAAACTTTACCAGGAGCTCAAAATTTATCAGAAATTGCGGATATTGAATATATCCAAAAGAAATTATTGACCGCATTACGTGTACCTAAAGCTTTCTTGGGATTTGAAGAAGTTGTTGGTGACGGTAAAAACTTAGCATTACAAGATATTCGTTTTGCAAGAACTATTAACAGAATTCAAAAGAGTATGTTGCAAGAACTTAATAAGATTGCAATTATTCACTTGTTTATGTTAGGGTTTGAAGATGAATTATCAAACTTTAGATTATCTTTAACTAACCCATCAAAACAAGCTGACTTGTTGATGGTTGATATTTGGAAAGAAAAAATCCTTTTATATAAAGATATGGTTATTGACCCAGGAACAGGTATTTCTGCGGTTTCACAATCGTGGGCTAAGAAACACATATTAGGATTCTCTGATGAAGAAATTAAATTAGATATCCAACAACAAAGAATTGAAAGAGCGGTTGGTGAGGAACTCAAGAAAACCGCTGAGGTTATCGTTAAGACAGGTTTATTTGACACTTTGGATAAGTTATATGGTAAGAAGGAAGGAGAACCTGCAGGAACACCTTCTGAAGGTGGAGAGACACCTCCTGATTTGGGAGGAATTGGAGGAGCGCCAGGAGGTTCAACACCACCACCTCCACCTGAAGCCGGAGCTCCGTCACCTGTACCTGAAAATTTAAATAGAGATAAGAAAAACCTTATATTAGAAAGTACTCTTAAGGATGATTATGATTTTGTAGATTTTAATAAAAATAAGGACTCTATGAAAGAAATTAACGAGACTTTGGAAAAACTATTAAAATAAGAATATTTATTATTATGAAATTCGGATACCTTAAAACAGCAATAGAAAAAAAATTAGTTAATTCATTTGTAAATGAATCATTAACTAACGATTTAAAAACATTTAAACAATTAGTTTTAAAATCAACTCCCACTAAAAAATTATTTTTCATTTATGATAAATTAAATGAAAATTTGGGAATGGACAAAGAAAGTGCGTCTTTATTAGTTGATGAGATTATTAAAGAATCTAAAGGTATTACTATTCCTGAAAAACATTTCTTGAAATTAGCTAAATGGGTTAATAACGACTTAAAAGTTAGTGAGTATCATAATATTGACCAAATCTTAAATACTAATCTTCAGAATATTGAAGAAACAGTTGAAAGTAAAAAATTGGTAATTGAAAATTTAACAAAAACAAAAAAAATTGTTAAAGAAGGTATTTCTAAATTACCTTTATCTTCAGTTAGTAAAATTATGAACTCAACTGCAAATCAATATTTGAATAAACTTGATGAATCAACAAAAAAAGAAGTATTGTCAATTTTCAAACAAGATGAGACAGTTTTAATTGAAAATTTTAAAACTGAAAAGAAAGAAGTTTTGAAAAAATTAGACGAGATGATAAATTCAAGTTCGGAAGACGAATTGAAGACAAGATTAAATGAAACAAAAGAAAGAATTAAATCAACTCAATTTAATTTTAACGAATTTGTTAAAATTAAAGAATTAAACAAACAATTAGTCCTCTGATTTACTCTGTAGGTAAATTGCCTTTCTTTTCTGTTCTCTCTTAATATCACTTTTTTTAACAAAAGTTTTACGTTTGGTTAGTTCTTTAACCTGTTTAACTTTTATCACTTTGTTTTTAAGCTCCTTTAAAGCTTTCTCAATGTTTTGGTTGTGTACTTTTACAATTAACATACTAATTCTTATTTTTGACAAATTAATTATTTTTCATTATATTTTCCTAAAATAAACGTGAGAATTATGAACACAAATGAAGAAAGGAAAATCCGTATCACTCAAAGGGTACAAAAAATTCAAGGTTAATTATGGAACAGTAGATTCTAAAAATTTAAAATCTTTTTATATAAATATACAATCTTGGCTTAACCCTAAAAGAAATGAGGAAAATTGGGAAAGAGTGGTAATGAATTTTAATAGGTCAATCAGACATACTATCTATGAAATATTAAAATATGATTTCATTGAAACAAATTTTATTGTTGACACTGATTTAAGAAGTAGTGGACTATCTTGTAATAAGTCGTCATTTATGAATTTAGAAATAACATTCTTTCTGAAAAATGTTTCAGAATTTAAATCACCTAAAATAAAAGAATTTGTCAAAGAGTCGATAGATTTGATTGACAGTGAAAATTTTAAAAGTAATAAGTATTTCACTTTTGCATTAACTAAAACAGATAAAACAAAAGTAATTAATATTTATGAATAAAACGTAAAATGCAAAACTTTAAAATTTTAGGTCCAAATGATAGTGGTAAAGGTATTCTGATTGAAATGGACGCTGGATATGTTTCTCCAACTGAGAGTCATAATCTAACAATGATACAGGAAAGTAAAACTCAATTGGATTATTCAAAACCGTTTGAGTTTTATGCCGTATTACAAAAATACAATACCCCAAATAGAAATGGTAGAGTTTACCCTGAAAGAATCCTAAAAAGAGAGGTTGAGAACTATAAAAAAAATTATATAGATAAGGGTGTCGCTTTATCTGAATTAAATCACCCTGAGTCATCTCTGATTGATTTAGACCGTGTATCTCATATTATCACAGAGATGTGGTGGGATGGACATATATTACTTGGTAAATTGAAACTTCTTACTTCACCTGGTTTCCACGAAAGAGGAATTGTTTCAACTAAAGGTGACCAAGCAGCTAACTTATTAAGACAAGGGGTTACTTTAGGTATATCCTCAAGAGGTGTCGGTTCATTAACAAAAAAAGGAGAACAAAATGAAGTTCAAGATGATTTTGAGTTAATTTGTTTTGACTTGGTATCTTCACCATCTACGCCAGGAGCATACTTATTCCAAGATATTAACGACAGAGCAAAGTACGAAGAAAACTTAAAAGAAGAACAAGAACAAAAATCTGAACAATCTGCATCTAAATCGCTTGATTTAATGAAAAAACTTAACGATTATTTATCAAAATAATTTATTATGGAAATGGATGAAAAGTATTTCGTAGCAAAAGTTCAGTATGATTTACCTGATGAAAATTCGGGCAAAATTAAAAAAGTAAGAGAAGAAAAACTCGTTAAGGGTTACAATGTAACAGATGTTGAGGCAAAAGTTACAAAAGCTTATGAATCTTTCTCTTATGATTGGAGAATCACATCAGTAGCTGAAAGTAAGATTGATGAGATTTTTGAATAAAAATTGATTTTTGTGAAAGTATTAAAGGAGGGTATATCCCTCCTTTTTTATTTTATTTAATTTAAAATCTAACTTTTTTTAATCACATATATATTTATTAAGAAATGCATAAAAAAATGGCAGAAAAAAACCTAGTTGAAGAAGCAGTAATCCAATTGAAAAATTTGGAAGAAGCAATCAATGAGAACGCAAAAGAAATACTTGAGTCAACAATGAAGCAAGAAATTAGCGAGCTTGTAAAAGAGTCCTTAAATGAGGCTAATGAAGACGAAATGGAATTTGATGATTCTGAAGAAGAGTCTGAAGAGGAAATTGGGTCAGAAGATGAATCTGAAGAAGAAGAGTCTGATGAAGAAGAATATGACGAGGAAGAGTCTGATGAAGACGAATCCGAAGAAGATTTTGATTTTGAAGAAAACCCTGAAGTGATGGATTTCACGGCAATGGATAACTCTCCTGAAACTCACGATTTATTAATGACAGTTTTCAAAAAAATGAAACCTGAAGATGAGGTTGAAATCACAAAAGATGGTGATTACGTAAATCTTAAAGACGGAGACGAAGAGTACTTATTATCAGTTAACGAATCTTATGATGAAGATGACAAAGATAAGGAATTAGACTCTGAACTTGAAGAAACAATTTATGAAATTGCTATGGAGGATGAAGACGACGACAATGAAGAAGAATCGTTTTTTGACAAATTTAACCAAGACGATTTAGAAGATGCCGGTGATGAATTAGAAGAAACCATTTATGAAATCCATATGGATAGAGAAGATGAAGAATCTGATGACGACGATGAAGAACTTCCAAGAGCACCTAAAGAAGACAGACCTGGTGGAATGTTCTTTGAAGATGATATGGACAAACTTATGTACGATGAAATGGAAGAGGAAATGCAATACCAATCAGAGGAACATATGTATGAATCTAAAAAAGGTATGAAGCCTGTTGTCGGAAAATCTGGTAAAATCGGAAGTCCTAAATTCTCTTATAAAAAATCTGCAGGTGGTTTTAAAGAAAATATGAAAGCCGCTAATCCTACAAAAGGTACAGGTAAACCAAAATTTGAATATAAAGAATCTACTCCAAAAATGAAGAAAGGTGAGTTTAAAGAAGCTGCTAGAACATTAGGAAATGGTTCTAATTTCAGAAAAGGTGGTCTACCAAAACCAAAGGCACACTCAAGTGCAAATATCAATATGAAGGAGAACTACGAATTAATGGAAGAAGTTCAAATGTTGAGAGCTAAAAACGAAGAATACAGAAAAGCATTAAACCTTTTCAGAGACAAACTTAACGAAGTTGCAGTATTCAACTCAAACTTAGCTTACACAACAAGACTTTTCACAGAACATTCAACATCTAAACAAGAGAAAATTAACATCTTGAGAAGATTTGATAGTGCTGAAACATTAAAAGAGTCTAAAAACCTTTACAAGTCAATTAAAGATGAGCTTTCATCTTTGAATAAAGGAAGTATCAATGAGTCATTTGAAAGAGTTATTGACCACGAACCAGTAACAGGTTCTGCACAGTCACTAATTGAATCAAAAACTTATGAGAATCCTCAATTTATGAGAATGAAAGATTTAATGACTAAAATAATTAAATAAAACAATAAACTAAAAAAATAATAAAAACCAAAAAAATGGGAGCATTATTAGAATCAGGTCTTGTTGGTAACATCGGTCTTAAGCACCTTAAAGTTATCAAAGAAGATACTATCAACAAATGGGACAAATTAGGGTTCCTTGAAGGTCTTAGAGGCCACCTAAAAGAAAACGTAGCTCAATTATATGAGAACCAAGCATCTCAATTGATTAACGAAGCATCTTCAGACGCATCTTCAGGTTCGTTTGAAACAGTTGTATTCCCAATCATCAGACGTGTATTCTCTAAATTGTTAGCGAACGATATCGTATCAGTACAAGCAATGAACTTACCAATTGGTAAATTGTTCTTCTTTGTACCTAAAATCCAAGGATATAACGGAGGTACCGCTAACCAATCAGGTGAGCACTACGCACCAATCGGTTCTCCTGGAAACTATCCTGGTGACCCTAACACAGGTTACACTACAGGTAACGGTACTTACAACCCAACTTACGCTAAAAACCTTTATGATTTATTCTACGAAGGTGGCGAAGCAGGTTTAGACCCTCCTGGATTGTTTGACTATTCTAAAGGACAATGGAGTGCTATCACAGCATCTACACAAGTTCAAACTTGGACAAACGGTAATTTAGTTGATATTGGAATCATCACAGGTGCTACAGGTACTGAGTATCGTAGAGTAATCCTTAAGATGACAGGTTTTGTTAGCGCAGGACAAGGTAAATTAATTTCACCAGATGGTTCTGAATTGGATACTGAAACATTCTTGTCAGATTTAAGAATCTTACCTCTTGTAAACGCAACGGGTGGATTATCAGCTTCTACAGCATGTGCAACTTTAACTAACTTAACTACACCATTATTGTTCAGAGTTGTTACTCAACAATACGGTAAAGGTATTGTTAGCTATGGTAGTAACGTAACTACAAGCTGGCCGTCTAACGGAGGTGGAACTTATCCTGATGTTTGTACTGCGAATGGTGTTATCTACTTAGAAGTTGATTTACAGTGTCCAGTATGTGTAGGTTGTTCTCAAGCTACTCCTGATGGATATTCAGGTACAACTTTATTCTCAGGTCAATCAGGTTCATCTTTTATAGCGGTATTTAGACGTTACAAAGAGTTAGAATTTGAAGATAAGATTGGTGAAGTTTCTTTCGACCTTCAGTCTGTAACAGTTTCTGTTACTGAAAGAAAGTTAAGAGCTCAGTGGTCTCCTGAATTAGCTCAAGACGTTGCGGCTTTCCACAACATTGACGCTGAAGCTGAATTAACAGCATTATTGTCTGAACAAGTTGCAGCTGAAATTGACCGTGAAATCTTAAGAGATTTACGTAAAGGTGCTGCATGGAACTTACGTTGGGACTACAACGGATGGAGAAGAATCTCTTCTACTACATCTTACACTCAGAAAGACTGGAACCAAACTTTGATTACAGCTATCAACCAATTATCTGCACAAATTCACAAGTCAACACTTCGTGGAGGAGCTAACTGGATTGTTGTATCTTCTGAAGTTTCTGCTATCTTTGATGACTTAGAGTACTTCCACGTATCTAACGCATCTCCTGAGCAAGACCAATACAATATGGGTATTGAAAGAGTTGGTACTTTAGCAGGTCGTTACCAAGTATACCGTGACCCTTACTTCCCAGCTAACCAAGTGTTAGTAGGACACAAAGGAACGTCATTGTTAGATACTGGTTACATCTACGCTCCATACGTACCACTTCAATTAACTCCAACAATGTATAACCCGTTCAACTTTACTCCAATCAAGGGTATTATGACGAGATACGCGAAGAAGATGGTAAATAACAGGTTCTACGGAAGAATTACTGTTGATGGTGTTCGTACATTTGACTTACAAGAGCTTAGATAATCTTATCTTAAGTATAACTAAAAAGGGACAAGAAATTGTCCCTTTTTTTATTTATACTTGTGAACAATTTACTTTTTGGATAAATAAGTTATATTTATTAATATGAAAAAAATAGAATTAACAGAATTACAAGTTAACGAAATTATAAAACTTTATACTGAAGATTTATTGGGTTCTCCCACTATTAGTGAAAAATTAAAAATACATAAAACTATTGTTCTAAACACATTAAGAGATAATGGTATTGTTCTTGGGTCATCAGGTAGACGAAATATTGGTGGTAGAGAAGTCGCTATGAAAAAATATGAGTCAAAACCTCAAACAAAAGAACGTAAAAGAAAAAATTACGATAAATGGTATGAACAAAATAAAGAACATCGTAAAGAATATCTAAAAGAATATAGAGAAAAAAATATAGATAAAATTCGTGAGGTTAAAAGAACTTACGAAAAAACTCGTAAACATACTGACCCCATTTATAAATTAATCAATAATTTTCGTACTGCGGTATATCAGGTATTGAAAGAAAGTAACGTTCAAAAGAACGGACATTATTTTGAAATTTTGAAATACACTCCTGATGAGTTAATTACTCATTTAGAAGAAAAATTTACAGGTGAAATGTCGTGGGATAATTACGGGATATGGCACGTTGACCACATACGTCCAATTTCTTCATTTAACATTCAAGAGATTGGGGATGAGTCATTTATGGAATGTTGGTCGTTAAAAAACCTCCAACCGTTATGGGGTGATGAGAATATTCGTAAATCAAATAAAACGGTGTAAAAAAAGGGACATTGTCCCTTTTATACTGTTCCGTAGGTTTTTTGAGCCCATTCTCGTCTGATTCTTTTAGCTCTATCTTTATTTGATGGTCGTTCAACATTGTCTACAATCCAATCAATCCACCACCCAATTGTGTGATTTTCATTATATCCTGAATATTTTTCTTTAATGTGATTTGACATAAAAGTTATTTGTCTATCGCAATCTTTTAATACTGACATATCCCCTCCGTACGCATCTAATAATGATATTCCTAAACCACCACATATATTAAATTGCCATAAACCAAATGAACAATACCCATCAATTGGTTTGTATTTATTACCTCTTTTATTACTAATTCCTCTATCACCTTTAGCGTCACACTTAAACTTTGATTCTCCGTAAGCGTTGGCAACTAATGCTGCGACTAACGAGTCATTTGGAGTACTTGTAAAATATTTTTTTAATTTATTGAATAAGTCGGTACCGTCAGTGTTTGTTGTGCCGGTTACTCTAAAGTCAGTTTTATCTTCACCGTTAGAGCTTTCTCCTCCATCAGAACCTTCTCCATCTGCACCTTCTCCATCATCATTGGAGTTATTATATTTGCCCATTCTTTTTTTAACTCTATCAAACAATAATTTTATAAAATCATCGGTTTGGGGTTCTGTTTCTTGTTCTACTAATCTTTTAAGTTGAGATTCTGTAATTTTTAATTTCATAATTATAAATATCTAATAAGTATGGAAATAAATTCAGATTCTGGTAGAGTGTATATATTCTTACTGTAGGAATGCTCAAGGATTCTAATTATGATTTCTTTTTTGTCTTCTTCTGTTAAGTTCTGAATTGTTAATAAGAAGTCATCTTCGTTACTATATTGAATTTTACCAAAGATTGTTTTATTTGACATTACTTTGTTTAATTGTTCAACTATTTTATCTGTGTTAGAATTATCCATTTTGGTGATATTTATTTAATATAGTATAACTTAAAGAATGAAAGAATCAAGTTTAATAAAATCCATAAGAAAGGTCATTAAAGAGACGGATTCCAGTTCATCTGCTGGGGCGTTTAATGTTCCGTTTAGAACAGGGTTGAGATTATGGGATAAAAAAACAATTGCTCCTTATACTGAACCTTTAGATGGTTATAATAATGCGGAACTTTATGTTGACGCGTTAGACGGTAACATAGATACTAAAAACGTTAAAGACGTTGAAAATAAATCACTTAGGTCGTCAAAATTTTATAAGAATCATCCAACTGATAGTGATGAAGATGGAAGTAATTTAAATGATAATCCTTTTAATAAAAAATTACTTAAAAAAGTTTTTGGACAGAAAAAAATAAAAGAAGCTACTGACACTACTTTAAGTTCTGGTGAATACACGGGACCAATTGAAATAGGTTTAAAAAAATGGAGAAAACAAGAATTAGGACCGTTTAGTGAATTTTCAAAGAGTTTTGTTAATAAAAAAATAAAACAAAAAACTTTAAAGAATAATAAAAAAAGAAATGTTGGTGTTTGGGAGAAACATCCTGAAAGTGGATATGAAATACCGACTCACGATGTTCACACAATTAATGAAGACTTGGGGGTGTGGTTTGGTACTAAAAAGAAACCTAAAGGAAGTAAACAACCTAAAGGACCTTGGGTTAATATATGTAAGAAAGTTGATGGTAAACATCCTCCTTGTGGTAGACCTGAAGCGAGTGATAAATCTTATCCTAAATGTAGAGCTACGGGAGTTGCCAGTAAAATGACAGATTCA